ATTCACGACTAACGTCAATTCGGACTAACGTCAAATTTGACGAAAATAAGTGCCTCTAGGTATTGGAAAACTGCGAAAAATACTATTTCCATATAATTTCGTCAAGGGTCAAGGGGGGTGTCTTTTTGTGTTATATAATATGTAAATCTTAAAGTGTATGATTATTTGACCTTAATATATATTTATATATATATTATATTATATATTATTATATATTAATAACTTAGCACATAGTTTTCTTTACATAAGTAGCGCGACTAACGTCAAATCGACCTTGACTATGAACAAATTCCTATTTAATGGGCGCAACTTATTTTGTAAAATAAAAATATTATTGACACCCACACCTGATATGGTATGGTCTACAGGAACTTTTATTTTTCAACCGTGTTGATCTATAAGGGTTGACTTTGAGAAGAAAGTCTAACACACAGAACTGAGTATATTTTCTAGGAATTGCATCTGGAAAAAGCCCCTAGCTTGGATAAACAGGCTAGGGGTTTAGTTTTGGGGAGGCTTATAATTTAAGTTTATTGCAATTAAGTAAAAATTCGGTTAACTTTTTAAGTGGCACATCGCCATAATAACAACAGGAGCAACAATATGATTATTAAGCATTACTTAAACAATTCACTTTGCCTAATTGAGGGTGTTTCAAACATCTGGGTTCATGGCGAAGACAGGGAAAGCATATCAAAGGACAATGATTTTTTTGCTTATACAAAAGAAGAACTAGACAGCATGCACAAGATTGTTTTTTTTGACGACATGAACGGCAACCCGAAAACACTGCGTGTACATAGCGATGTAAGGGTTTATATTTGTAATGATGACGGAAAAACAATCGAGAAGGTTTCCTTTTAAAACTTGCATTTTAAAACGTCTTTAGTTAAAATGTGTTAACTATCAGGTGTGGTGGGATCATCACTCTAATTAAGCCGCCTAATAACAAAAAGTTAACGGGCGGTTTTTTATTGCATTAAGGTTAATAACTGGTTAATATACCCTTGCGTATATCTGATGCGTTTCTATGGTAAGCCCCTCGCTACCCTCACTGGCGGGGGGTTTCTTTTATCAAAAAATCTGTTTACTTTGTGTTTTAAGTATGTTTTAATAAGCTTAAGAAAGTGAGGATTTATGAACAAGATATACATGGACGGTGAACATTACAGCCGTGAACAATTTAAGAAAGCAGCCATAAGCCATTTTAAGACGCTTACAGTAGGGTTAATCATTGGCGGGCTTATCGGGGCATCATTTTATCATCAGAACGCATCCAGCGTGCCTGAAATCGTCAAGGAATACACATGTAGCCCTGAACAAAAGGCCGAGATAATACAAAACAGGCTAGTGATCGCCCTGGAGGGCGGTTCAGTCTTAACACCAAAACCGGAGAGAAAGCCATGAAACCGAGTGATTATATAAAGGAATTTGATTTATTTTGTGACACGTTTCCCTATATTCTAGGCGAAAACCTTGTAAGACACGTGTTTGAAACCGGAGCGTATGACAAGTTTGTCACGAATGATAATTTGCCATGGTCGCCAAGGGCGGCATAAATTACTTTGCAAGTATAAAAAACTTTGCTATCCTATGGTATGGAAAAAAAACCAGTGGGATGCCCGACAAAATACAACGACGAAGTCCTTGCTATAACAAAGGATTATCTCGAAAACTTTAAAGATAATGGCGACATAATACCAAGTGTAGCTAGCCTTTCTCTACTGCTCAATGTAGCAAAATCAACGATATACGAATGGGAAAAGCACGAAGATAAGCAAGAATTTTCGAACACGTTAAAGAAAATACAAGCAAAACAAGAGAAGCTTTTACTTGAAATGGGGCTGCTTTCTGAATGGAACAGCACTATTGTAAAACTTGCGCTTGCCAATCACGGATATTCTGATAAGATGGAACAGTCACAGCCAGACATGGCCGCGGCATTAATGGCATTTATAGCATCACGTAACGAAAAGGTTATACCATGACAGATAAATATTCACTAGCTTATTTAAACATTGATGAACTAGCAGAGCTTTCCGCGCCCGCGACAGGCGACTGGCTTGTTATTTATGACGTAAGCACAGGCGAGTTTAAAAAGATCGACGCTGAATATTACGCGGCAGCTTAAGGGGTGACAGATGGCTAACGAAGTAGTTTATACAACGTATTATATTGCCGCGCCGAACAAGGCTTCTACGTCCGGTATGTATGGCAAGGCAACAGGCGGCGGTGAGGTATTGGACATTGGCACAGCATCGGCGCAGTTGACCGGCGATGTGTGCAGACTACAGGCGAAGGGTACGGGTTTTTGGTTTAAATTCGGAGAAAGCGGCGTAGCGGCAACGGCCAATACGGATGGCAACGACTACCTTGCAGCAGGCGCAACGATTGACATACAATTAAGCGAAACGCAGAATTATTTTGACACAGCAGCCGACGCCTAATAACCCGTTTAAATACCTTGCTGATAAACGGTGGCGATTAAACAACCTGTATAAAATAATAAACGCCGAGGGCAGGGAAATAGACTTCGTCATGAACGAAGCGCAGAATAACCTTTATGAAAACCTTCATAACTTTAATATTATCCTTAAAGCCCGCCAGTTAGGTTTCTCAACATTTATCTTAATATATATACTTGATACGTGTTTATTCAGAGCGAATACAAGCGCAGGCGTTATCGCGCAAGGACTGAACGAAGCAGAGGACTTGTTTAGAAACAAGGTTAAATTTGCGTATGACAAGCTTCCCGATCCCATTCGATTGTCAATCACAGCCACACAAAACACCGCAAGAAAGCTAGAGTTCAGTAACGGCTCAAGCATAAGCGTTGGTACTTCACTGCGTGGTGGTACAAACCAGATATTGCACGTTTCAGAATATGGGAAAATATCAGCGCGTTATCCAGATAAAGCCCGTGAGATAAAGACAGGCGCGCTTAACACGGTTCATACAGACCAGCTTATTTTTATTGAAAGCACAGCAGAAGGACAGCAGGGTGAGTTTTACGACTATGTCCAAATGGCGCGCAGGTTAAAACAAGAGGATAAAGAGCTTACAAGCCTTGACCCGAAAATACATTTCTACCCTTGGTATGATAACAAAGAATACAAGTTAAAGGCTGATGTATCAATTACACGCGAGATGGCGGATTATTTCGATAGCCTGCCCGTTGTGCTAACGCCGGATCAAAAATCATGGTACGTTAAGAAGGCCGAGCAAATGGGCGATGATATGAAGCGTGAGTTCCCCGCAAGCCCTGAAGAAGCGTTCGAGCAATCCATGGAAGGCGCGTACTACACAAAGCAAATGGATCTCGTGCGCAAGAATAAGCAGATAGGGCATGTTCCGTATGAGCCGTCAAAGCCTGTCTATACATTCTGGGATCTAGGACTAAACGACATGATGTGCATATGGTTCTTTCAACACATAGGCAATCAGTACAGATTTATTGACTATTACGAGAATTACGGCGAAGGGCTACAGCATTACGCCAGTTATCTTGCAAGCCTTGGTTATACGTATATCGAGCATGTTTGGCCGCATGATGGAAACAATAGGGATTTATCAACAGGTAAGGAGCGCAGCGAAACAGCGAGGGCGCTTGGTATTAACCCTTTAAAGATTGTACCGCGCACAGTAAGCGTGAACGATGATATACAGCTTGTCAGAAATATACTGCCCCGTTGTTGGTTTGATGCGCGTAAGTGCGACAAGGGGATAAAACATCTTGATAATTATCGCAAAGAATGGGATGATAGGCTGGGCGTTTGGAAAAATAAACCTTTACATGACAGCGCATCTCACGGAGCTGATGCTTTCAGAACGTTTGTAAAGGGGTATAATGAGCGCCAGATAGAATTTTACGATACGTCACTGCCCGCGCAAGCCCAAGGCTACGACATGCTTAACTGGTAAAGGAGTTAAATATGGGTGGTCTTAATCCGTTTTCAAAGCCAAAAATGCCCGCAATAGAGCCGGTAAAAATTCCCACGAAAGAAGAATCCGCAGAAGATATTGCCAAAGCGCAAGAAGAAGAAAAAAAACGCCTTAGAACGCAGCGCGGGCGTGCGGCTACTATTTTAAATAAACCTGAAATAGTCGGGGATGATTCAGGGTTGGCAACAAAGAAACTGTTAGGCGGGTAATATGGGCATCGCGCAGGAACTTATACAAAAGCAACAAAGTATAGAAAACGACAGGGCAACATTTGAGAGCCATTGGCAAGAGGTTGCCGAGCTGGTTCTCCCGCGTTCAAATATCTTCTTTGAGGACAACCACACGCAAGGCGAAAAACGCACGCAGAAGAAGTTTGACGATACAGCAACACTTGCCCTTGAACACGGCGCGGCGGCAATCGAGAGTGTCGTAACCCCACGCGGCCAAAAGTGGCACGGTATCGGCGTAGATGAGAGTTTGGAGAACGATCAAGAAGCACAAGAATGGGGTGATGCTTTACGTGATTTTCTTTTTCGTAAACGATATGGGTCGCGCAGTAATTTCGCGTCACAGATACACGAGTGCTATTTAAGCCTATTGGCCTATGGTAATTGCTGTTTAATCGTCGAGGATATGCTGGACGGTAATATCCGTTATAAGGCAAGCCATATCAAGGAACACTACTTTCTTGAAAACCAATTTGGAACGATTGATACGAACTATAGAAAGTATCAGCTTACGGCAAGGCAGGCGGTACAGAAATTTAAAGACAAAACACCTGAAAAGGTGTTAAAATGTATGGATAAAGAGCCGGGCAAGTTAATAGACTTCCTGCATGTTGTAATGCCTGATGAGGATGGCGATAGTGGCACTAATTATATATCGTATCATGTGTTTCCTGACGATGCTTCTATTCTGGGCATTGGCGGCTTCCGTTCTTTTCCTTATATAATCTCAAGATGGGTAACGACTGCGGGTGAAACATACGGGCGAAGCCCTGCAATGAATCTGTTAAGCGAGATTAAAATGCTTAATCAGATGCGCAAGACTGATTTAAGAGCGCGGCACATGGCGGTAAGTCCGCCTTTGCTTGCGGCAGATCAATCAAGGGTGCGTAAGTTTTCTATGAAGCCCGACGCACTTAATTATGGCACGCTGGACATGAACGGTAATCCGTTGGTTAGGCCATATCAAAACGGCGCGAATATCCCCGCAAGTAATGACGGTATGGAGCAATCACGCGAGTTTATTAATCGCGGTTTCTTTGTAACGCTTTTCCAGATACTTGTTGAAAGCCCCGCAATGACGGCCACAGAAGTATTGCAACGCGCACAAGAAAAAGGGCAGTTACTCACACCGACCGCAGGGCGGCAGATGTCAGAGCTATTAGAGCCAATGATAATGCGCGAAATAAGCATATACGAGGATTACGGCATATTTAACGACGGGCAGTTTTTAAAGATGCCTGAAAGCATTAAACGCACCGAGGGTGATTATAAGATTATTTATACCAATCCTTTGAGCCGTATGCAAAAAGCAGAAGAAGCACTTGGTGTTGAGCGCACTATACAATCAATGCTGCCGTTAGCGCAGATTGATCCGTCTATTCTTGAGCGTGTTGACTGGGGTGAGTACGCTGACTTAATGCGAGAAGCGAACGGTGCGCCTGCGAAGCTATTTAAGACAAAAGAAGAAATGCAGGCGATTGAGCAGCAAAAAGCACAAGCCGCGCAAATGCAACAGTTAATGCAGGCCGCGCCGCAAGTTGCTGGGGCAATTAAGGATGTAGCACAGGCACAGAGTTACGCGAGTGAATAAAAAACAGATTGTTTATAATAAAGTCTTTGGAAGTGAATACGGTAAAGAGGTATTGGCCGATTTGCGGGCAATATGTTATCCGACAAAGCGTTTATCGGACGGGGCAAGGGATAACGAAGGTAAGCTGGATACAAGCCAGATACTTATACACGAAGGACGTAGAGAGGTGTTTCTGCACATAATTGATACAATGAAGATCAATTTTGAAGAAGTTTATAACTATAACTTAGAGGACTATTAAATGGAAAAAGAACTTTACAATGCATTATTGGAATTAAAAGAGGTAGCGAAGATACTAGGCGCGTACCAACATGGGGATAACACACGCGTCCGTACCGCATATGATAACGCGAACAAGGTAATTAATGCGTATGACGCAAAGCCGAAAAGTGAACCAAAGCCAAAGAGCGAGCCAAAAGTTAAAGCAACCAAAAAGGAGAAAAAATAATGACCGAAGAAGCCCCACAGGCGGAAGGACAAGCGCAAGACGCCCCCGAAAGCCAAGGACAAGCGAATGAAACCAAAGCATGGTATGAAAGCAGCGAGGGAATTACGCCCGAAGATGTAGGTTATATTCAAAACAAAGGCTGGCAAGAAGACCCGTTTAAGGCGGTGAAATCCTATCAAGAATTAGAAAAGTTTCGCGGTGCGGATGAAAAAAGCTTAATTAAACTCCCTAAAGACTTCGACGAAGAAGGTGCGCTTGACCCTATTTACGATAGGCTTGGTAGGCCGGAAAGCGCGGATAAGTATGAAATTAAACTCCCCGAAGGTATTCCGATTGACGAGGCGCGATTAAGCGCGTTCAAAGAAGCAGCGCATAAG